TTTCTTTTCTTTGAAACTGCTAAAGGATATCATTTTAAATCAATTGATAAATTATTTGCACAAGAGAAGAAGAAATCATTTATCTATAATGAATCTCCTGATGGTAAACAGGGAATACCTGCAGGATATGATGGTAAGATATTAGAACAGACTGCTGATAATTCTATTAATGCACAGGCAAAGTTTAGTATTGGTGCGTATAATACTAAGTTAGTTTTATTTGATCCATTTAATTGTAAGTATGAAGTGATTGAGAAGACTGCTGAAGAGTCTAAGAAAGTAACACTTGCTGGTAAAGCACTTCCAAAATTCAATAAGAAGTTTGACTCAGAGTATACTCGCACAACATATATGTTAGTTGATACTGGAAGTCTTCCTACTGGAAAGGGTGAAGTTAAAGGAACAGATGCAGAAGCAGAACCTCAAGAGCAAGTTAAGAAGAATGATAAAAAGAATTTTGAAGCAGCGATAACTCTTAATCAGGCTATTCGTAGATATAATCAGATGTTCTCTGCTATGATGGAGATTACTATCGCAGGTGATTTTAGTCTACATGCAGGGGATGTAATATATGTTGACATTCCTGCTGTTAAAGCAGAGAAAGATGATAGTATAAACAAGCAAAGTGGAGGTCTATATATTATAGCCGACTTATGCCACTTAGTGACACCCGATGGAACTTGGACTAAGTTAAACTTGGCGAGAGATTCTTTCGGAAGAAAAGGCAATCACACTACTAGGTAGGAGTAATTATGTCAGACATTAAACACGATTTAGATCATGAAGTTTACTTGGATCCAAAGGATCATAAGGAACATATCAATCATGGTATGCTTGAGTATTCTGAAGCAGACTTGAAAGATGTTCATGCTAATTATGAAGGATATCACAAGGATGATGTGGTAGATAAAAATGATGGTGCTATTAATGACTATCACACTAGGCATGAAGATAAGCACTTAGAGGTTTATTGTGATAATCATCCAGATGCATTTGAATGCAGAGTATATGATGAGTGATAACTAATGGAAGGAGGATCATTATTTAATTCAGGATTTACTGGATCTAGTTTCTTATGGTGGATCGGCCAAGTTGCCGATGAATCAGTGTGGCGTGATAATTTAACGCCAAGTAAGTTTGCAGATCCTAAAGAAGGAGTTCCTGGATGGGGTTATAGGTATAAGGTAAGAATTATAGGTCATCATAGTGAAGATGAGTCTGCGGTAGAATCTGATCAACTTCCTTGGGCTCAGGTAATGTATCCTGTCTGGGGTGGTGGTCAAGGTTCTCATTTCATGACACCAGGCCTTAGACAGGGTTGTTTTGTCTTTGGTTTCTTTATTGATGGCCCTGACCAACAAGTTCCTGTTATCATGGGTGTTCTTGGTAATAATTCCAAGACTCAGTTGGAAAGAAAGACATCGATGACTGGTGGTAAGAACTTTGCACCACAAAGTGCTTATTCAAAGAGTGGAGTTGAAGAACCACCAGAACAGAAGAAATTACAAGACTCTAATTTAGCAACTAAAAATAGTAATCCAGCACAGGAATCAACTGATGCTGTTCATCAGGATACTGCAAAGGATACAAAGAAAGATGCGGTATTGGATGAAAAACATGCTCTAGCATGTCCAGATCCTAATCATAAGTCTGATATGAAGAACATTCAGACTGTTTCTGAAACTCTTTCAGAAAAGATACAGGAGATGCAGAAGTCATTACAAACTCTTAAAGGTGCAGGTGGATTGCCTATTGTTCAAGCAACTAAGAATATTGATGCAGAAATAACTAAGGCATCAGAAGAGATGTCTAAGTATATGAAGGGTATAATGGGTAAGGTTCAGCAATATACTACTGATCAATTCAATGAGACTGTGGCTCCTTTAGTTAACCTTGCACCTCCTGCAGCTAAACTTGATATTATGGAGAAGCAAGTTGAGGGTCTTGAAAAACTTGCTTGTGCTTTTAATGGCATGGCTGGATTGGCATTAGCATCATTACTTGCTGCTGCATTAAAGAGTGCATTCAAGAGAAAGAAAAAAAGATCTCAAGGTGTTCCTCCTGTAGGTATTAGTACAGTAGCAGGTGCTACAAGAACTAATAATGGAGTTCTTGAAGTGTTTGTTCCTGTAGTTGGAGGAGATGGATCAACTCGTGGTGAGTGGCAATCAACAACAACTACACCACCACAGTTAGACACACCAGGATCAGAAGTATTACCACCTCTTCCACCTGATGGATATTATTCTCCCATTCCTCTTTGTTCAACTGAAGAGTTGATTGGAGAAGTATTGGGTGCAAATATTAATACTATAATGTCAACATTTGATGATGCAGTTGGCCCAGTGGTTGATCAGGTTAGAATTTCTTTGGGTGAAGAACCTACTGAATCTGGATCTGCACCAACTGGAAAAGTTGATAATTCTATTAATGAAAGCACTGTCTTAGCAGCGTTAGCATCTGGTGATCTTACGAATAGTATTTCTTCAGAGATGGCAACTCAAGCTGGTGTTGATCCTACTAAAATTGGAACAGTTGCTGGCCCATTTGCAGCAGGAGATTACCCTGCTGGTTTAACTAATCTCATTGATCTTGCTGGTAAAAATACCCCAACAAATAAGGTTCTTATTGCTTCTGCAGTTGCTGCTCTTGCTTCTGGTGATATTCTTGGTGGATTTTCAAGTGTATCCAATATGTTAGGTATTGATCCTGATTTTATGAATGGAGTTGGTAGTGCCTTTGGTGCTATTAGAACAGGTAATATTTCTGGTTTAGTTGGTTCAATGGGAGGTCTTGCATCATTAAATGGTGGGATCTTAGATTCTATCATAGGTAAGGGTGCTGCTCTTGCAGGCCCTCTTGGTAATTTTGCGGGTGGTCTTGGTTCACTTGGTGGAATGAATCTTGACATTGGAACATCAATTGGTTTTATTAAATCTGTTACACAACTATTTGATTGTGATCCAGAACCAGAGTGTTCACCTAATGATGTTCATACTATGCAAGGTGGTGGTGGCGATGGTGGAACTCCAAGTGAAGCTTCTGTAGCAAAGTCAGCAACAGATGAATATATTAAACCAAGAGACTCTTATGGTTCTAATACATTAGCAGATAGAAGATCTCAAGAGGCTAAGAAAGGTAGAACAGTATCTCTGGCAGAAACCAAGGCTTTAATTGATTCACCTAAGACTGCTGGTAAGAAATATATTCCACCAAGAGCATCATATCCATAAACTCATGCCAATAATTCCAACATCATTTGATAATATTAAAGTAGGATACATCAGTGAGACTGAGGGGTATATTAAGTATGTCTCTCTTGCTTCTGCAAATTCCTATGCAGAATCTTTTCCCGACACCCAGTTTATTTTTATAGATGGGGATGGGAATGTTCAATACTTAAATATAGATCAGGTCAATGCACTTACTCCTAAGAGTTTATTGAGATCAGATCCTTGTGATACATCAGATAAGAAATGTGGCCCTCCAAGACTTAAGTTCTTTGGTGGTCGTGGTGTAGGTGCAAAAGCAAATCCAATAGTCGATGTGAATGGTAATTTAATTGCTGTTGATCTTGTTGATGGTGGGTTTGGATATAAATCACCACCTCAAGTTCAAGTGATTGATCCATGTAAGAATGGTAGTGGTGCTGTTCTTAAAACAATTATTAAAGATGGTGTTGTAGTTAAAGTTATAATTGGTGATAGTGGTAATGGATACCTTCCACCTCCACCAGAGAGTACTAATCAATATCCTGCTGTGTTAACTTTAACAGATGTTGTGGTAAAGGATCCTGGTATTGGATATAATTGTGGAGTGGATAAGTTGACAATCACACCTAATAATGGTACAGTTTTATCTTATAAGTGTGATCCCTTTGGTAAAATTAAATCAGTAAGTGTTGATAAAGGAGGTAGGTTTACTCAACTACCACAGATAATGATGGATACTGAGACTGGTTTTAATGCAAAGTTTAATCCTTTCTTTGATGTAGTTCGTGATCCTCAACCAATTGAACCCGAAGCAACTGATGTTGTTCAGGTATATGATCTTGTTGGTTTGAATGTTCAAGGTTGGGTTGATGGAAAAGTATATTATGGAAATGTATTTTATATTAATGAGACAAGGTATGCAGGTACTTCATCTGCAACTGCAACTAGAATTAGGGTTTATGATACTCGATCAGAGAGTATTAAAAAATCTACTAAAGCAGATGAAACTCTCCAATAAATATTAATTATGTCAACTAAAAAGAACTATTGGGCTCAAATAATTAGTTCCATGAATGGGATGATATCTTTTGGTGGTTTAAGCCCAAAAGAAGATGTCACTCATAGCATTGAGTTAAGAGCACTTGATGGTAGACATTTTATTTCTATGGAAGAAGATGGTCCTCGTCAGGGATGGACTACCATGAATTCTCCTGGTGCAACAATGATTCATTGTGGATCAGACCTTGTAGAAATGGATGATAGTTCTACTACATCTAAGACAGAGAAGGAAGCCTTTGTTGTCATTGCAAAGAATGGTGA